AAAGCATGGGGATTTGGATCTGTTGCAGCTGCAAGAAATTTTGCAAACAAAAATAAAAAATCAGCATAGGAGATAAAATGGCTAAAAGAGGTTTGTATGCTAACATACATGCGAAAAGAGAAAGAATTAAAAAAGGCTCAGGTGAATCTATGAGAAAACCTGGAGCAAAAGGTGCACCTACATTAAAAGCATTTAAACAATCAGCAAAGACAGCAAAAAAAAGTAGAGCCTAACAATGAACTACATTGTTAAAATTTGGCAAGGTGATACTTTGAAAAAAGAAATATTGTTTTCTGCTGATAATGATGTTATAGCTATGCAGAAATGTAGTGCTGCTATTCCAGATGGATGTAGAGCTACATATTATGAAATAACACAAGAGGAGAAACAATGCCTTACGGAAAAGGAACCTACGGTTCAAAAAGAGGAAGACCTGCAAGCAAAAGCAGTGGAATGAGTTCAAAGCAAAAAACATTACCTACAGCTTTAAAGAAAAAAATAATGGCGGCCAAAAAAAGTAAATAGTGGCTACTAAAGAAGAAAAAATTTGGATGGACAAAGTTGCTCAATTGGGTTGCTTTGTCTGCCAAAGCCCAGCAACATTACATCATATAAGAAATAGAGGTGATGGAAAGGGTAACATTGGTATAGGAATGAGAGCTTCACATTTTGAAGTAATTCCATTATGCCATGAGCATCACCAAGGAAATACTGGAATACATCTTGATAAAAAAAATTTTGAAAATAAATATGGTACAGAAAAACAAATACTAGATATTGTTAGAGAAAGAGTTATTGAACAAGATGAACTAAGCAGTTTTAATTTATTATGAGTTTTTTAAATAATTTATCATTAAAAGATAGAAACAGATTAAGAGCTATTGTTAAAAAAACACATTTAAAATATTATCCAACACACATGATAACTAATTATGAAGCTGATAAATTAGTAGAAGCTTTTGGAGAAGAAACTATCTACAATATGCTGAAAGCAAATGTAGGTACAAATGTCGATTAATTTTAGTTATAAACCAGAAGGTAATACTCTAAAAAAATTTATGAAGTCTGACGACTTCTTTAGAGGTTTACGAGGGCCAGTAGGTTCTGGTAAATCTGTATCTTGTTGTATAGAAATATTTAGACGAGCATTATTACAAGAAAAAAATGCACAAGGTGTTCGTAAATCTAGATGGGCAGTTATAAGAAATACTAACCCTCAACTTAAAACAACTACAATTAAAACTTGGTTAGACTGGTTTCCAGAAGATACTTGGGGAAACTTTGCTTGGTCAGTACCTTATACACATAAAATTATTAAAGGTGATATAGAACTAGAAGTTATATTTCTAGCTCTTGATAGACCAGAAGATGTTAAAAAACTATTATCTCTTGAGCTTACTGGTGTCTGGGTAAATGAAGCTAGAGAAATACCTAAGTCAATTATAGATGCTTGTACTATGAGGGTAGGAAGATTTCCAAGTATGAGAGATGGTGGTGCTACATGGTATGGAGTAATTGCAGATACTAACGCACCAGAAGAAGATCATTGGTGGCCAATTATGGCAGGTGATGTTCCTGTACCAGATCACATATCAAGAGATGAAGCTCTTATGTTAATTAAACCTGATAACTGGAGTTTTCATACACAACCACCTGCTTTAATAGAAAAGAAAAACAAAGAAGGATTTACAGAAGAATATGTACCAAATGATAATGCAGAAAATAAAAAAAACCTAACACCTAAATATTATCCTAATATTATTCGAGGTAAAACAAAAGGTTGGATTGATGTTTATGTTTTAAATAAACTCGGTAGCATAGAAGAAGGTAAACCTGTATATCCAAACTACAGACAAGAAATACATCTTGCTGCTGAAACCATTAAACCAAATGTTAGTCAAACTTTGTTTATTGGAATTGACTTTGGATTAACACCTGCTGCTGTCTTTGGACAGAAGACTGCATTAGGTAGATGGAATATTATAAATGAACTTGTATGTTTTGATATGGGTGTTATGAGATTTTCTGAACTCCTAAGAGGAGAGATAGCTAAAAATTATAAAAACTTCGATGTTCAAATATTCGGAGATCCTGCTGGAGATTTTAGATCTCAAACAGATGAAAGAACACCATTTTCTATTATGAGAAACTATGGATTGAAAGCTGTACCTGCACCATCTAATGATGTTGCTTTAAGAATAGATTCTGTAGATTCAGCATTACAAAGATTAATAGATGGTAAAGCAGGATTCTTAATTGATCCTCAATGTATAAATCTTAAAAAAGGATTCAATGGTGGTTATCATTATAGAAGACTTCAAACATCTGGAGATAGATATGATGAAAAACCTTTTAAAAATAGATATTCTCATGTTCATGATGCATTACAATATTTAATGATGGGTGCTGGTGAAGGTAGAACTTTATTAGCTGGAAGATCACAAAGTAAACCTGTAGTCGCTAAAAAAGAATGGGATGTATTTGCAGGACAAAAAACACAAAAAAGGAAAGTATGGGATCTATTCAAGAGGAATGGTTAATCTACTTTCATAGTAGAGGAACTCAAAAATATGCTAAATGGATATGGTGGTGGAAACCAAAGCCAGGATTTAGTCATTGTGGAGCTTTAAAATATATACCAGATTTAGATGTCTGGGAACATATTGAGTTTACTCATGCAGGTATAAAAACTAGTTATTTAAACAAACAAGAATCTAAAGAATTTTTAAATTATTTATATGATTTTGAAATATTAGTATGCCCTGTAAAAGATGATTGGCATTTGTTTAGAATAAAAGAATTAAGCTGCGTATCGTTTATTATGAGATTAATTGGATTTTACAGATGGTATATTATTACTCCATGGCAACTATATTGTGCGTTGCGAAAACAAGGATATAAGCGATTTTGGAGTAAAACCGAATTTAAAAAGGAACTTCTATGAGTGGTGATGGTGGTAGAGCAGGTAGAGATACAGATGTATCAGGAGCAGAAGCAGTTACAACTGGTGGCACTACATATTCAGATAAAAAAATAAAAGACGTTAAAAAAAAGGCTTTTATTGAATCTGGTGCTAATAAAATAGACAGAACTACAGGTGGCCCACCTGCATTACAAGTAATGAAAGGCCCATTTCAAGCTGGATCTATTAAAACAAGAACTTTCTTTGATGAGAAGGTTTTAGCATCTAGTAAAGCTAAAAAAAATATTGGATATACTCAAGCAGAATTTAGAAAGTTATCTTTAACAGAACAAAATAAAGTTTATTCAAATTATATGGAAAAAAGACTTTCAGGTAAAACTGATGCATATGGTAACCAGACATTTACTGGTGGTGACGGGGGTGGGCAAACACAAACTAAAACTCAAGCTCAAGTAGAAGCTGAAAATGTTGCAGCACAAAAAGCTGCACAAGCAGAAGCAGATCAAGCTGCAGCAGAACAAGCTGATGCTTATAAGAAAAAAAGATTATCAATAACATCATCTAGATCTTTGTTTGCTAAATCTGGTGGTAGTGGATTTTTTAATTAAATGACAAAAAAATGGATTCAACAAGCAATTAAAAAACCTGGAGCTTTAAGAGCAACTTTAAAAGCTAAAGAAGGAAAAAATATTCCTAGAAAAAAATTAGTTAGAGCTGCTAAAGGTTCTGGTATAACTGCTAAAAGAGCTAGATTAGCATTAACATTAAGAAAGTTTAAATAATGGATTATTTAGATAACTCAGAAATAAATTACGGAAAATCAGATAAAGCATCTGAAATATTAAAAAAATATAAAGAAGCTCAAAGTATAAAAGATTATTGGAAAGATAAATTTGAAGAAGCATATGAATATTGTCTTCCAAACAGAGAATCTTTTTATGAAGAAGCTCCTGGTCAAAAAAGAACTGATAAGATTTTTGATGAAACTGCTGTAGTTGGTGTACAAGAATTTGCATCAAGATTACAAGCAGGTATAACTCCTACATTTGCTAGATGGGCAGACTTCCAAGCTGGATCAGAAATACCACAAGGACAAAAAGCAGGTATTAATTTAGAGTTAGATAAAATTACAGATTATGTTTTTCAATTATTACAACAATCAAACTTTAACCAAGAAATACATGAATCATTTATGGATCTTGCAATTGGTACAGGAGTTATGCTTGTTGAAGAAGGTGATGCAATTAATCCAATTAAATTTACAGCAGTACCATTAACTAGAGTTTGTTTAAACACAGGCCCAGATGGTACAATAGATTCTGTATACAGAACAAGAT